ATGGCGCGGTTACTTCCTCGGCGGCTGTGACGGCCTGCTGTATGCGCTGATAGCTTTTGTCGTGGTGGACTATGTCACGGGGGTGATGTGCGCCGCGGCGGATAAGAAGCTGTCCAGCGAAGTCGGGTTCAGGGGCATTGCAAAGAAGGTGCTGATCTTTTTGCTGGTGGGGATCGCCAACATCATCGATGTGCAGGTCATCGGCACAGGCAGCGTTTTGCGGACGGCGGTCATCTTTTTCTATATCTCCAACGAGGGCGTGAGCCTCCTGGAGAACGCCGGACACCTGGGGCTGCCCATCCCGGAGAAGCTGAAGGATATCCTGGCACAGCTCCATGACAAAGCAGAAAAGGGGGACGAGTAAATGAAACTGGTAGAAAGCATTCTGACGAAAAACCCCTGCTACACGGCAGGGAGGAAGATCACGGTAAAGGGGCTGATGCTCCATTCCGTGGGCTGCCCGCAGCCGAAGGCGTCCGTATTCATCAACTCATGGAACAGCCCTGCGCATGACACATCCTGCGTCCACGGATTCATTGACGGGAACGATGGCACGGCTTACCAGACATTACCGTGGAATCACAGGGGGTGGCACTGCGGCTCCGGCAGCAAGGGCAGCGGCAACAATACCCATATCGGGGTGGAAATGTGCGAACCGGCGTGTATCAAGTACACATCGGGCAGCAATTTCACCTGCTCCGACACGGCTGCGGCAAAGGCGGTGGCGAAAAGGACTTATGAGACGGCGGTGGAGCTGTTCGCCATGCTCTGTGAAAAGTACAGCCTTGACCCGCTTGCGGACGGTGTCATCATCAGCCACAAGGAAGGCTGTGCGAGGGGCATTGCCAGCAACCACGGCGACCCGGAGCATTTGTGGGCGCAGCTTGGGATGGGGTACACGATGGACGGATTCCGCAAGGCGGTCAAAGCGGCAATGGGCGGCACTGCTTCTGGCACAGACAGATACACCAAGATCATGGGGAATGCCACGGCAACGGCGGAGCAGATGAAAGCATATCTGAAAGCGAAGAACCCGTCCGTGGCGCAGTCCGTCCTCGACATGGTTCCGCTGTACCTTTCGGAAGGAAAAGCAGAAGGAGTCCGTGGCGACATTGCCTTTGCGCAGTCCTGCCTTGAGACCGGGAACTTCACCTTTTCCGGCTCTGCGGTCACGCTTTCACAGAACAACTTCTGCGGCATGGGCGTGACTTCTAACGGTGTAAAGGGGAATTCCTTTGACACGCCGCAGCTCGGCATCCGGGCGCAGGTGCAGCACTTGAAAGCCTATGCTTCCACGGACGCACTCAAGAACACCTGCATTGACCCGCGGTTCAAATATGTCACAAGGGGCTGTGCGGAATATGTGGAGTGGCTTGGGCAGAAGGAAAACCCTGCCGGAAAGGGATGGGCGACAGGCGCCGGCTATGGGGAGAAGATACTCACGATCCTGAAAGGCATCCTTGGAACGGAAGGAGAGGCATCTTCCCCGGCTCCTATAGAAACGGAAATCTGGTACCGCGTCCGGAAGACCTGGGCAGACGCATCCTCGCAGAAAGGGGCGTTCAAGTCGCTGGAGAACGCAAAGAAATGTGCGGATGAGAATCCGGGCTGCTCCGTGTTTGATGAGTCGGGGAAGGCAGTGTATTCCAGTACGGCAGCGTTCAAGCCGTATCTGGTGCAGGTATCCATCCCAAACCTTAACATCCGGAAAGGCCCTGGCACTGACCACGGCAAGACCGGGAAATATACCGGAGCCGGCACTTTCACGATAGTGGAGGAGGCAGACGGCGAAGGCGCATCCAGGTGGGGATTGCTGAAATCCTACCAGGAAAAGAGAGACGGATGGATTTCGCTGGATTACGCAAAGAGGGTATAAATGGTCTGACGCCTGCAGGAGTTCCTTTTGGGATTCCTGCAGGCGTTATTTTTTTTTTGTGAAAACACCCCGCCGAACTGCGGTTCAAATCTCCGTATAGTGAGGAGGCGTTTTTATGACTGACAGGCAAAAAGACCGGATACGGCAGATGAGGGCTGCTGGCTATGGATATATGAAGATTGCGCAGGAACTTGGCATTTCAGAGAACACAGTAAAATCATTCTGCCGGAGGAAGGGACTGAGTGCGGGGAAAATAAAAGCAGCAGTGCCGTCTGCGGATGGGGATAAGGGTATCTGCCCATGCTGCGGGGCAGAGGTAAAACAGAATCCGGGACGGAAAGCCAAGAAGTTCTGTTCCGATAAATGCCGCAATAAGTGGTGGAACAGCCACCCGGACCAGATAGAACGGAAGGCACGTTATGAATTCGTGTGCGCTTACTGCAAAAAGCCGTTCACGGCCTACGGCAATGCCGGCAGGAAATACTGCTGCCATGCGTGTTATGTGGCTGACAGGTTCGGAGGTGGCGCAGATGAGTGAGGAGCAGTTCCAGAATGAAAAAATGTACCACGCCACCATGAACATAGCGAAATCCCTCATGGAACAGGGGGCAATGACGGCAGAGGAGTACGGTCAGATTGATACAATTTTCCGGGAAAAATACCGCCCGATTTTGGTTAGTTTACAGACCGAAATGAGTGGATATAAAGCCGATTCTATGGCATCATGTGACACTGACAAGGAGGGATGATATGCCGAGAATCAGCGTAATCGGGCAGGTTCTGCCGGAACTGAAAAAGAGGAAGAGGGTGGCGGCTTATGCCAGGGTGTCGATGGAGACGGAAATGCTCCTCCATTCCCTTTCCGCGCAGGTCAGCCATTACAACGGATTGATACAAAAAAATCCTGATTGGGAGTTTGCGGGCATATATGCGGATGAGGGCATCAGCGGAAGAGACACAAGCCACCGCGATGACTTCAACAGGCTGCTTGCGGACTGCGATGCCGGGAAGATTGACATGGTGCTGGTAAAGTCCATCAGCCGTTTTGCGAGGGATACCGTGGATACTTTGACAGCAACGAGGCACCTGAAGGAGCTTGGGATTGATGTTTATTTTGAAAGGGAACACATCCATTCCATTTCTGACGAAGGGGAGCTGCTGCTCACCCTGCTCGCGTCCTTCGCACAGGAGGAATCGCGCAGCATTTCCGAAAATGTGAAGTGGGGCATCCGGAAACGGTTTGAACAGGGCATCCCGAACGGGCATAAAGCGCCATACGGATATGAGTGGGACGGGGAAATGTACCGCGTCATACCGGAGCAGGGGGAGGTCATAAAGGAGATTTTTGCAAAGTACCTTTCCGGCACATCTGCCTATGGGATTGCAAAGGAGCTTTCAAAGCGGGGCATCACGGGGCAGAAAGGCGTGCCGATGGACGACTCCACCATCAAGTTCATCCTCACGAACCCGTCCTATACGGGCTCCATGCTCCTGCAGAAGAATTATATTTCCGAGGGGCATACGAGGAAAAGGAATAAGGGCGAGCTGCCCATGTACATGGTGGAGGGTATGTTCGAGCCGCTCATCCCGCAGGCAGATTTTGAAAAGGCGCAGCTCATACGGGAGCAGCGGGCGGATGCCGCCGCCAATAAAAACCCCACGCTCACGGCTTTTTCAGGACTGGTGAAATGCGGGGAATGCGGCCGTTCGGTGAGCAGGCGCACCACAAAATACGGCAAGAAATGGAACTGCAATACCAGGGAGCGCAAAGGGAAAGATGTGTGCGGGCTCCGGCCGGTCTATGAAACGGAGCTGGAGCAGGCGGCGGCCGCCGCACTGGAGCTTGCCGCCTTTGACGGGGTGGCAGTCCGGAGGGAAGTCGAGCAGATTGTCATAAATGCAGACCGCATTGAGTTCCGCATGAAAAGCGGGAAGGCAAGAGAGGTCATGCGGGCATACCAAAGAGGCCGCAGCGCATTTTCGCAGAAAATCACCTGCGGGTGCTGCGGCAGGAAACTGGAATGCGATTACTGGAAGATGGGTCCGAAAGGGCAGAAGGAAAAATATAAGGTTTGGGTGTGCCGGGGGTGTTCCTTCCGCAGGCTGCTGGATGATGAATTCCGAAAGGCAGCGGCGGAAGTCCTGGGGCGGGAGGATTACGAACCCCGCTTTGTGAAGGAGATTGCGGGAGTGACGGCATACGAGGACAGGTTTGAATTTCACTTTACGGATGGGGAGGTGGTCGAATGGCAAAGAAAGTAACAACCATACCCGCCACGCTGAACCGGTTTGACTCCAGTCCGATTGCGGTGGCGAAAAAGCGGAAGACGGCGGGGTATGCGAGGGTATCCACGGATTCCGAGGAACAGGCGACAAGCTATGAGGCACAGGTCGATTATTACACCCGGTACATAAACGGCCGGGAGGATTGGGAATTTGCCGGGGTGTATACGGACGAAGGCATCTCTGCAACGAACACAAAAAAGCGCGATGGTTTTAACCAGATGATTGAGGATGCCCTGGCGGGGAAGATTGACCTCATCATCACAAAATCGGTCAGCCGGTTCGCAAGGAACACGGTGGATTCCTTAACGACAGTACGGAAGTTGAAGGAGAAGGGCATCGAGGTTTATTTTGAAAAAGAGAACATCTACACGCTGGATACCAAGGGGGAGCTGCTCATCACCATCATGAGCTCCCTTGCGCAGGAGGAGTCAAGGAGCATTTCAGAGAACACCACTTGGGGCAAGCGGAAGCAGTTTGCGGACGGCAAAGGCAGCCTTGCCTACAGCACTTTCCTCGGATATGAGAAAGGCGAGGACGGCAGCCTGAGAGTGAACCCGGAGCAGGCAGAAACGGTAAAGCTGATATACCAGCTTTTCCTGCAGGGACTGAGCCCGTATGCCATCGGCAAGAAGCTGACGGGGCTTGGCATCAAGAGCCCCGCGGGGAAGGACACCTGGCACCAGAGTTCCGTCAAGAGCATCCTCACCAACGAGAAGTATAAAGGGGATGCGCTCCTGCAGAAGCAGTACACGGCGGACTTCCTCACCAAAAAGCGGAAGAGGAACCAGGGGGAAATCCCGCAGTATTATGTGGAGGGGAACCACGAGGCAATCATCCCTCCCGAAACATGGGAGCTGGTGCAGGAAGAGATGGAGCGGAGGAAGAGCATGGGCGCAAGGTACAGCAGCACGAGCATATTTTCCTCGAAAATCAAGTGTTCCGAGTGCGGGAACTGGTACGGCTCCAAGGTGTGGCACTCACAGGACAAATACCGCAGGGTGATCTTCCAGTGCAACCGCAAGTTCAAGAACGATAAGAAATGCCGGACGCCGCACCTTACAGAGGACGAGATAAAGGATGCCTTCGTGAAAGCCGTCAATGCGGTCATCCCGGAAAAGGATGAGCTGATAGCGAACACCAAGGTGATGATGCGGACATTATGCGACACCACGGAGCTGGAGGTGGAGCAGAGCCGGTTTCTGACTGAGACGAAGATGGTGGCGGAAATGGTAAAAAGGATTGTGGCGGAAAACAAAGCTGAAGCCATGGACCAGGAGGAATACCAGAGACGCCGCAATGAACTGGTCGCCCGGTATGAGGCGGCAAGGGACGGGTACGAAAAAGCATCCGGGGAGATTTCCGACAGGCAGGGAAAGAGGAAAACCTATATGCGGTTTATCGGCGGGCTGCAAAAGCTGGACGGCTTCTGCGGAAAGTTTGATGAGGAACTTTGGACGGCGCTCCTTGACTACGCCACGGTTTATGCCAGAGACGACATCCGATTCACTTTCAAGGCGGGGAACGAAGTGAAAGTTGATGGATAGGTAAAAATGTGTAAATTTCGCTATTTAATATAGAAAGAAAATTTTTTTCTGGGCCGGAATAATCAGTTTCCGGCCCGCATTTTTTAGGTTTAGGGGGGTGCATTTAGGGGGTGCATCGTTGAATTGTATCAATTTCGTTGTACCGATGAACATCGCAAAAACGAAATTGATACAATGCGGAATGGCTGAAAAGCCTGAAAATAAGGCATTTCGCGGGTTCTGCGGTTTTATTTTTTCGTTTTCTGAGCCTGTTTCCGTGTGAGGGAGCAGCTCCGTTTTCTAATTTTGCACCACTTTTTAACGATAGCAGGAATCGTTAAAAGGTTTGAATGGGGAGGGGCAGAGCCTTATGCTGGGAGTGATAAAAAATATTTAACAGCGGCACAGGCGGCTATTCAAAAATAATGCCATAGGAATTTGGGTACTCGCAGGCAAAAGTATACTTTCACGCAAAAGTCAGGGGTTTCCGTGATAGTATAAAACGGAAAGGTAAAAAGGAGTAGAATATTGGCGGTTTTGGCTGGAAGATGTATTGGTTTGGCTGAAAAAGCTGTTGAAAAACGGGGGATATGATACAAACACGGAAACTGCTTGGAGTTTTCGTGTTTGTATATGAGTTTCCGTGATAATACAGATATTCACATTAAAAATATTCCTGAAACAGAAGTTGAAGATAAAGGCGGACAGTGGCATAATAAAAACCATACTCCCAAAGAAAGGGGAATTTGTATGGATAAGATTCTGGTTGTTGAAGATAACATGGAACTGTCTGATACCCTCTGCCGCAACCTGCAGGCGGAGGGCTTCACGCCATATGCTGCATTAAGTCTCGCGCAGGCCCGGAAATATCTGGACAGCGGGATTGATTTATGTCTGCTGGATATAAACCTGCCGGATGGTGACGGGTTTGCTTTCTGCCGCAGCTTAAGTGAAAATACAGCTATTCCCGTCATTTTGCTGACGGTGCGGGACGGGGCGCAGGACATGGTGCGGGGGCTGTCCATTGGGGCGGATGACTATGTGACGAAGCCTTTCCGCATGGATGTCCTTGTGTCAAGGATACGGGCTCTGCTGCGCAGGGTGAGGAACCGCAGGCCGGAGGACGGCTGCCTTTACTGCGGGGATATCTGCATCAATAAAAAGGCATCCAAAGTCTATAAAAAAGACTGTCCGGTAGAGCTGACGCCGAATGAATACCAGCTCCTTCTCCTGCTTATGGAGCATAAGAACCAGACCATTACCCGTGAGCAGATTTTGGAAAAGCTGTGGGATGTGGATGGCAATTATGTCAATGACAATACGCTTACCACGCTGGTAAAGCGCCTGCGGCAGAAGGTGGAGGATCATCCGCAGATGCCAAAGATCCTCCTGACAGTCCGTGGATTTGGATATAAGGCGGTGGACTATGAGGGATAAAAAGAAGGGGAACAGGATTTTAATATGCGGGATTGTGCTTTCCATCTGCCTGTTCGTTCTGGCAGGCAGTGTTATCCTACACCTGTCAGAAACATTTATCAGAAACGGTATTGCGGATATGGCCGGGGCTGTGGGGATTGCCGCTCCGGAACAGCTCGGCGGTGTCATGCACCTATACAAGTCTGGTGATGGCCTGAGGGCTGCGGGGGAAGAAATCTTAAGGCAGTACGGCTATGGGAGGGATGTATATTCTTTTGTTCCGGCATGGTTTGGGGCAGCGGCATATGCCATTCCTTTCTGTATCATACTGGTCATGCTGTTTTCTTTTGGGCTTTACTGGAGGCACAGGATGAAGGAGGCAGAGAAGCGGACAGCGGCGCTTTCCGGCTATCTGGACAGAATCATGGAAGGGCAGTATGACACCCTGATGAAAGAGGATACCGGTTCCGCGCTGGGGGACAGCATCTATAAAGCGGTGGTGCTTCTCCGGGAAGAACGGGAGCAGGCGCAGAGGGCAAAGGAGAACCTTGCGGACAACATGGCTGATCTGTCCCACCAGTTAAAGACCCCGGCGGCATCCATAGGGCTTACCCTTTCGCTGCTGAAAAAGAAAGCGTGTGATGAAGAAACAAAACAGGACATCATACGGATGGAAGGACAGGTCGGCCGCCTCCAGCACCTGGTCGGCTCCATGCTCACCCTGTCAAGACTGGATGCGGGCGTGCTGAAGCTGGAAGAAAAAGAGTTTGACCTGGAGGAAATGCTGGTGGATGCAGTCCAGCCCTTTGTCCGGCAGATGGAAGAAAAGGGGATATGCTTTGGGATACAGGGCGCTGACGGAATTTCGCTTTCCGGGGATTTCGGATGGTGCAGCGAGGCGTTCGGCAATATCATCAAAAACTGTGTGGAGCATACGCCGGAGCAGGGGAATATCCGTATTGCCTGCCGGGACAATCCTATCTATACGGAAATCGTTATTCAGGACAGCGGCAGGGGATTTGATGAAGCAGACCTTCCCCACTTGTTTGAGCGGTTCTACCGGGGCGCAGGTTTTTCCAAAGACAGTGCAGGAATCGGGCTTTCCCTAGCAAAATCCATCATTGAGAAAGAAAACGGAACGGTCACGGCAGAAAATACAGAAACAGGGGGAGCAAGATTCTGTATTAAATTTTACCATTGTCACTGAATTAGCACATAAGGGTGGTAACATGAAAGGAAGTTCTAAGGTGCCACATCCAAAGGTGTGCCGCCTAAGAACTTCTAAGTTTCATGTAGAAGAACGCAAAGACGGCGTTCTTCCGGAAGCCAGAGAAATGAGAGGTGCTGTTTATGGATATTTTAAGGACCGAGGGGCTGACCAGGCAGTATGGGACGGGGCAGACAATGGTGACGGCTTTGAACCATGTAGACCTGCAGGTGGAAAGGGGACAGTTCGTTGCCATCATCGGGGCGTCCGGCTCCGGCAAGTCAACGCTGCTCCACCTGCTGGGAGGCGTTGACCGCCCTGACGGCGGGAAGATATTTGTGGAAGATGTGGACATAGCGACATTTGGGGAGGAACGGCTGGCGCAGTACCGCAGGCGCAAGGTGGGGCTTATCTACCAGTTTTATAACCTTATCCCCACACTCAGTGTGAAGAAGAACATCTGTCTGCCCATGCTCCTGGATAATAAGGAGCCGGGTAAGGAACGGTTTGATGACATTGTAAGGACATTAGGGCTGGGTGACAGGCT